ATTATGACATCTTTCTTTAAAAAAGTCAATGTTTCTTGCTCTTTTTAACGAAAAAATCCCCACAAGAACGAGTCCTGTGGGGTAGAAATACATTTTAGAAAAGTTTTCCTTTCATTTTATTTTTTAAATTATTTAGTTGTAATCAAGCCTTCTGGCTCAACTGTGAACTCTGGCTTGTCTGCCAGTGTTCCATCTGGTTTGAGGTAGTACCAGCCTGTCTTGTCGGCTGACTGAATAAAGGCGTTTGATACCATGTTTCCGTTCTTACGGTCGAGGTAGTACCATGTCTGCTTATGCTTAATCCAGCCAGTGACCATCTTACCTTCTTCATCGAAGTAATACCAAGCGTTGTTGATACGAGCCCAGCCAGTAGCCATAGACCCTGAGTCTGTGAACCAGTACCAAGCGTCCTTGTAGTTCAACCAGGTACTACGCTTCATGAAGCCTTTATCATCGAAATAGTACCAAACATCATTGATTTTCTCCCATTTGTTAGTTGGGTATGAGCCGTCTTCACGAACCCACCACCAACCGTACTGGTTCTGTTGCCAGCCGATTTCGACTTCTTCAGGTGGCACGATATAACCAACGATTTCACTTACAGAGCGCTCATTGTAGCGACAAGGGCCACCTACTTCAAGGTAGTCCCAATTGCCATCAATATTCTGCTCAATCGTCTTGATGGTATATCCGTCTGAGTCCTCATAGACAAGACCTGTATGCCCGTAGTTGACACCGTCGCCAGCTACGTATGATTTCACGAAGAACCAACCAGCCTTTGGATAGTCAACATCATACACGACTTTCAGGCCTTGTGAACGTGCTGACTCAAGCAAGTCGTAGGCATTGCCCCAAAGGGTCACACCATACCAATGACGAAGCCCGTAACAAGGTACGTCAGCACATTGGAAGCCATAGGCTCCATCATTATCCACTCCATCGCCAGCGTTAGCCTTGTCGATGAAGAATTGAATCATTTCCTGTTTTTTAGACATACCTATTCCTCACTTGGTTTCTTGTATTCAAGCGCTCGTGTGCTGTCTGTGATTCCGCTAGTCGTCGGGTCATTGACCAGACCGATAGCAGTCAAGAACACGAATACCGCATTGACAAGCAGAATCAGCTTGTTGCCGATATCACCCAAATCCAGATGATATCCAAAGACTGCTGCACCAGCTTGCAAGACAAGCAAGAAGGCTGGGATTGCAGTTAGCCAAAAGAATTTATTTTGTAATCGTAGTTTCCAGTTAATCATATTGTTTTCCTCCTTAATCATATTCCAAGAATGGACGCATCTTGTCCAAAATGACCGGATACATCTTCTTATTTCCTTCTGCAGTAGGATGTAGACCATCTCCAATGAAACGATTTCTGACACTCTCTAAGACAGGGTTTAAACCTGACTCATTATGCAGATCAACACAAGGGATAGCGTACATTTCAGATACTTCTTTTACCGCTCGAACATAGTCTTGTAACAAGTTTCCTTTATTATTTGGTGTTGTCTGAGCATTCACCCAAGTCGTACCACCACCTCTAAAATATCGTTTCAGAGGTGTCATTGTCATCACTTTCGCATTTGGACGATTGACAGCAAGCCATTCAAGAATGTACTTGTATGCTCCATAGAACGAACTCGTTCCGGTATCAGTAACATTTCCTAAAGTTGCATTATTCCCCCAGTCATTCGTTCCTCCAAAGATAACTACAATGTCCGCATCAGCTGGAATTGTATCGAGTCTGTTTACAAACGGCTTCAATCTATCTGTCACATAACTTGAAGTACAGACAGAGGTTCCGCCAATCCCTAAATTCGTGACTATGCTATTAATACCGTTGCTTTTACACCAGCTATCAATGTAGCGGTGCCATTGCCAACCTCCAGCGTTAACACCTTCAGTAATCGAATCACCCAAACAAGCAATTTTTTTGGTCTTTGTCGTTTTACTAAAAGTATTGATGTAGTAATTACCTGCGTTGTTGTCGTAATAACCAAGCAATACATCGTTGGTCGTGTTAACCTCGCCCCCGACAATTCGTTTTTGAGCCTTGTTAAACACGATAAATCCTGCGCTACCGTTAATAGAGACCTCTTGAGCATCACACCAATAATTAGACTTTCCGACTTTCACATTACATTTTGGGAAAGATAACTTTTTTAAAGATTTGTTGTACACGATATTCCCGTTAGGGATATAGATGACTGTATTGCTATAAGTCGCTATTTCTTCAGTATCCAGACCACCACTTCCTGAGTTTGGACGACTCTCTAACGTTAAAATCCTTTGTTTTAATTCGCTATCGTTGTAATTGGTAGGCAGTATTCTCTCACCAATTCCTTGGACAGAAATGCTAGTACCACTAACAGCAGTCACTTTCCAAAAACCTTGGTTCGTACCAGTAGTACCACTCCAGTAATCTTCAATAATATCTCCGACTTTAATACCGTCAGGGTTCATGATAGCGTCTGGTGTTATTGTCCTATTAACACCAACACCGCCTCCGGAAATATCACCTTTGGCAATGCGATATGTTGGTGTATTGTTATCTGGACGACTCTCTAAAACAGTCAATCGTTGCTTGATTATAGAATCGTCATACGGAATAGGTAATTCCGATTTCTTAGCGTACCCTTCAAGAGATTGATGTTCTGTCAGATAATGCTTCTCTTCAAGTTCTTCATGCGTGACAATCTGAGAATAATCTATCTCAGTTGCCTCATGAAGTTCTTCTTTAGTTGCGTAACGTGTCTTGATATCCTTGATATCCTTACCGATTTCCGTTGCTAGATTTTCAAGGTTATGCATATCAATCACGCTTTCGCTTGGTTATAAGTTGCTACTAAATCAAGATTGGCAATTTCATCTACACGTCCGCTAACTTCTGTTACTTTGCCGAGAAGTGCGCCGTTTGCATCTTGATCCATGTTCGTGATTTTTTCCGCAATCTCTTTCAATGTATCAAGATTTTCAGGCACTGACTCGCCCAAAATTTCAGCTTTAACTTCTGATTTAGCTTGAGTGACTGCCTGAGAAATAGCTTGCGTCATTGCCGAAGTCTCTACTTTAGTGCTGACGCTTTGCTTCACTTCCTTGACATCTGCTCCGACCGCTTGTGCGAATGCTGTTAATTTTGTTGTGTCCATGTTATTAAACCTTTCCTAAATTGTAGTAAAAAAGCAAGTCAGGGATTTCCTGACATGCCCCACCTTCGCTTACATGTCGTTCTGCAAGCTGTTTCTTAACTTCTTCAACGATATCTAATTCCTTTAATTTATAGATATCTTCCGTAACCAATTCCTTGTCTGAGTCTTCAATTTCAATATAAGTATCTCTATCGCTTGGGAAGACATACCCTCCGACCGAGATTTCTACTCGGTATTTTCCGCTTGGTAGAATACTATCTAAATTAAAATTGACAGAATGGCTAGTGACGGGAGCAGTTGTCTTCCACCTGCGTTGTCCCTTTGTTAGAGTAATTACCGCGTCTTGACCTTCAAACAAGGTCATGACACGGTAATTCTCGTCTAACAACTCAAACCCAAAGATAGAAGACAAATCCCCTTGCTTAATAAGGTCGCCACCATCAATCCGAGCCAAATTGGTTGTATTAACTCTACGTTTGTTACAACCCATTCTACGCCCCTTTCTAATCATCTATTAAGATGCCTTCTTTGATAACCAATTTCTCAAAATCGCTAAATAAACGATCTATGTAGCCGTTACCTCCTAGAGTTTTGTAGCTTTTATGCATACTTTCTACTAGGGAGAATTCATCTCTAGAGGTATATCCTCTGTTAATAGCCCGTCGCATATCACGGTCAAGGCGCAACTTCATGGTATTTAGATGCGCCTCATCGTGTATTTTTAATTTTTCTTGCACTTCGTCGATTTTGGAATTGCTATCTTTAGCGGTAGTCTGGACATCTTTAATCTGTTTCTTAACATCGGTTAGTTCCGAGACAATTTTATCTGTTTCTTCTTTGGCTTTTTTCGGCAATTTATAGCTAAGCCAAGCGATAATAATCGGTGAAGCCGATGGTAGCACGTTCATGAAGAAATGTTCTATCTGTTGTAAGACGTCCATAGTTACCCCCTGTTATTGGTTAGGTGCAACTGTTGTAGCAGAAGGGTCTGAAACTGTAGGAGTTACGGTAGCTGTTGTAGAAACTGCAGCTGCTGGTGCAACTGTTGTAGGGGCATTTTGTTCTTGAGGTTCGTACTTCCATGCTGCGCCTGTTCCGTCCATTTCAAGACGACCGTTTCGGGCAAAGTCACTTGCAGGTTCACCGTTGTAGGCAAATTCCTTATTCAACTGAACCAAGATTCGCTTGCCTTCGCCATCAACCTCAACATGCGCTGGGTCTTCAATAGCAATTAAATCATTTGCCATATAACGTTTTCCAATTTCTGCAGTTGGAATTAAATCTGCCAAAATTTTGTATGTTGTACCGTAAGGAATAACCTTACCAGTTACCAAAGCTAACACTAAGGCATGGCTGATTTTACCATAGCGGTCGGTTTCAGCTTTGTTATGCTTAACTTCTTGGTCTGTAGCCGTCTGTTTGGCTTCTGTCTCAGCCAATTTTTGCTCATTTTCTTGAAGCTTGGCCTGAGTTTCTTGCAGTTTCGCTTGAGCTTGTACGATTGCACTCGTTGGGTCAAGCTCTGCACGAACTTGCTCTAAAACTGCTTGAATGATTTTTTCATCAGAGTCGCCTTGATGGTCTCCGTCCAATTCACGAGTGTAATACGTGAAAGGTTGTTCCTTGCGGATAGTTACTACTGTTTTGTCAACTCGAAAAAGTTTGTTTTCTACTAAAAATTCCATGTTATTTACTTCTTTCTATAATTTATTTTTTTATCCAAACGCCGGACTTTTATTTCGGTTTTAACCAACTTCCTGTGATAATTAAATCTTTGGTCTCTCCCTGATAGTCAGTATTAAAATGCCCCACGATTTCCTGATCTCGATAATAATGTCCTTCTACATGTCGGACTTTATTATTAAAATGTTTTTCAAGCGAGGTAAAGTTGTATCGCTCTCCAAAGAACTCATGATCATCACTATAATTTTTTCTATCTAAAAAAGCATATTCCCTTGGTAGTTTGAATAAACTTTTTGTATAAGACGCAATAGTTGTTTTTGACTTATTAATTGAATCTTTATCAATGAATGCAATGAACGAAATCCAGTTTCCGATAACATAAATCTTATTCATTTCTTCCGTTGCTAATTTTGAAGGCAGAATACCAGGTATAAATTGAATCGGAATCACTTTCATATCCAGCCTGGGCAACACCTGCCAGCTTCCCCAAACACCATTTACTTTCGTTCGAACAGCAGTAAATGTATTTGCGTTGTCTACTGCCTGCTGCATAACGTTCTGACCATCGATTTTGGTTACAGTCACATAGAGCGGAGAACGTGAACCCTTGGGTGAATTCGTCAGCCCTGCTCCTGTATACATGCCTGACTCCACATAGCTATCCCAGTTTCCTGTAGCGGTCTTAGCACTGCCATTGTCATTTGTCAGCTTGGTTAGTTGAGCATTATTCCATCTATTCTTATCCACGCTCGATACGTGAATAGTCGAATTTTGCGAATGAGAATTAAACTCACTCTTACTCGCTTGTTCAACATTGGACACATTCCCTAAACCTACTTGAGACTTTGTAACACCGTGAGGGTTGTTGCGGTTCCCTGTGTGGTCTGTCAACGCACGACTATCTGCCTTACCATTCCAAGCTGTTCTCTCTTGTTGAGTAATGTGTTTAGTCGTATCTCTTGAATGAGCGTCAAAATCGGTCTTGCTGGCTTGTTCCACGTTCGTCACATTTGCTAGACCGACTTGCTCTTTCGTCACATTATGCGGATTCTTTCGATTAGTAGTGTGAGCGTTGAACTCCTGCTTACTAGCCTGCTCCACGTTTGTCACGTTTCCCAATCCAACCTGAGTCTTGGTAACACCGTGAGGATTGTTATGATTGTTTAAGTGATTTTGAAGATCTTGCTTACTTGCTTGCTCAACATTCGTGACATTCCCTAGCCCCACTTGTTGCTTAGTGACATTGTGTGGGTTGTTTTGGTTTTGAATGTGACCAGTTAGGTCTGCCTGATTCGCTTTATTTGTTGTTTGATTGCCGATAATCGCTTCAAGGCCATCAATATCAGATACTTTGTGGCGATGGATTGCGTCAGCTTTCCCGTTCCATTTAGTGCGTTCCTCAACCGATACATGTCGTGATGTATCTCTGCTATGATTGTCAATGTTATTTTGCAGCTTAGTTTCTGTTGATTTCAGCTCAGAAATAGAGGCATAGACCAAATTATTGGCATTGTATTGAATGGTAATTTGACTATTCTTGCTAATGGTTGTATTGAAATCGTAGTCTCGATACACATAAGCAGATGTTTTAGGAGGAATAACATCCCCTTGCTCTGCCCAAGTATACATGTACATGAATTCTTCATGATTTCCACGTTTTGCAAAAACACCAATTTCGTTCACAATCATTTCACGCTCGATACGTGAATTATCCAATCGTGCCACGATACGAATTGTATCTGCTGTTTCAGTTGATACAGATTGTGCAACTTGCAGAGAATGAACTACTTGAGCTACATCGTTTTTCTTACCAGCGTCTGTCCGATGCCGACCACTTCCCAAAGCAATACGAGTAAATACTAACGGCTCTCTATTTTGAATAGCTAGAGCTGTTTCGCTACTTGCTTTATCGGTCAGTATCGGCTGGATAAAATATCCCATCTAATCGCTCCTTTCTTTTACTTGAATCGAACTGTACGAACATCTAAAAGCGTGTGTCCACTAATATAAATTTTATTTATCATTGGCGCTTCAACTGAGAATTGGATCCCTAAGTGAGCAGGAATCAACTCACGCACATACTTTAAAAAACGGTTCAAGTATCCAGTCGGTAGCTCTCCTAAAAATCGGATATGTACCGCTGAATCCTTGACCGTTACTAAGTTATTGACATTCGTAAAGCTCTTTGTAATTTTTTGTAAGCTCACTGAGTTAATTTTGATTTTGGAAGAAATTAAAGTGATTAGATAACGCCTTCGTTCTTCCAAGTCGGTCGTTTTCGGTTTTACCTGAAGGGCCTTTTCCCATCTTGCAAGCCAGTCTTCTGTCGCTTCCGGCAACAGCATCAACCGTCTGGTATCAAAGATTAAGTCTGTAATCAATTCCAACTCTGGAATCTCAGCTTCAAACAAATCATTGATTGTTGGATCTAAGACCTCTGGTAAAGCCGATAACATACGATATCTAACGTGCGACATTGATAGTTACCTCCGTTAATTTAGGAAGCATAGTATTTGATAATTCGATACTTTGTTCCCTATCATTCAATAAAATACGGTCCACATCTCGAACCCCATTAATCCTGTCAATGATTGTGGCAACTTTATAGTTCCGAACCTCTTTTTCTTCAAATGCTTCTTCACGTAAGTATTTGATAAGTTGAGTTTTAGCTTCGTTCTTGATTGTTTCAATATCTACATCTTCATCAATTTTGATAGTTGCAGTAATACGAACATTGTAGCCACTTACTGACTGAACGGTCACATAAGCACCAATCGGAGCTACACCTAAACCGTGGCCACTTGGTTCAGGATCTAAGTAATTCTTGAACTTGTTTACAAGTTCCGAACTAGCTTCATTACCGTCAGCGTCTGTAATCGATACACGAACTGTATTAGGTCCTTTCCAAAGCGGTTCAATAAGTGCTGAACCAACACCAACGAACTCACTGGCCCACTTCTTGTATTGGGCGATGTTCCCGTTTAAGGTCGGTGTTTTTAGATACTCAATGGTACGCTTACGGAGTTGCTTATCCGTCTCTTCGTCTTCTCCTACGACGATAACAGAGCCGATTTCTGCTCCTTTAAAGTCGCTCAATACATCAATGTTGATGAGTTGACCTCTTACATAGTTGGGAGCATTGCCAACCTGTTCAGCTACTACACTATACTCAAATCCAGAGCGACGTTCTAAGACACGGAAGTTATACTCACTATTAACCACACTAAAGCGGGTTCCGAGTGGAATTTCCTGCTTGAATTGAACCAGTCGGACCGATGCCGTAGCTGGCAAGCGCTCAACTCCGAACTGCCTACATAATCGAGTTAGGAAGATTCCTGTACTCGTGTCTAAAAAGTTGACTTCCTCATACGATTTTAAGACCGTATACTGAATGGCAACTTCTCGAGCTGCAGGCGCTACTAGATTGTACAAGACAGATCCTTGTCTTTTGTCATACTTATCATCAAACAAGGCCAGCATATCCTCTAAAATTTCTGGATATGTTTTTACCTTTATCATCGTTTCACCTCCAAATCCATCTCAAATGTTCCAAAATCACTATCAACCATGAATTGCACATAAAACTCATCTTTCTTTATCCTGGTAGAAAAAGAATGAGCCTCATGAATCCTGTCGTCTTCATACAAGGCCTCTTTTATGCGCCGTGCGATATCCATCTGGGCATAGTCCATATCCCCACCAAATAAAGCATCTAACTCTACACCGTATCGATGATCATAAATCGTATAGATAAACCGTTCAGTAGTCAGCATGCGTCTGATTGATTGCTTCAGAGCATGGATACCGTCTGTTTCTAGTAAGATATTGGTTTCATCTAGTGTTAAGCTAGGCTGTTTCTTAGCTTCGATAACATTTTTAGCGATGTTTAAAAAGTTTGTTTTAGGAGTACTCATTCATCAGAACCCCCTTTCACTTTGCGCTTGTAGTGGAATATCTTCTTGTACAAGACATAATAAAACCCTCCACCATCTTGTCTGATGAGATGAAGGGTTTGCCCAACGTATTCAGGATCCAATGCTTCATCGGTCCATGTGACAGCAAGCATGGAATCATCCAAAATCAATTCATTGGTCAATTGGATTTTTAGTGGAGAAACCGATAAAACAACACCAGTCGTTATCTTTGCGAATTGGCGATTTTCAATGAAATTACTAATCAATTTCTTTAGATTTTCTATTACTTCCATCTATTCGCCTCCTGCCATAAATAATTTAATTTCCATCGTGTGCTTTTTATCGCTAAAAGAATGAGTTGCCTCTTCAATGACATACCATCCCTTCTTCTCAATATCCTTAACATCCACATAGACTGCATGACCTGCTAAAAAGTCAATACTTCCAATATCAGCTTTTAGACTGAAAGTTTCTTTGGGGCGGTTTTTCATCTTCAAGAGCATTTCGCCCCATTGTTTGATTTGCCCCTCAGTTGCTTTCTCATCCACTTTTTTCATGTACTGGAGTTTCCCCCAAGCTCCGATATTGTAGCTGTCCTGATAGATGTAGACCTCTCTCTTTTTGGTTTCTTTGTTCTCTTGGATCAAGCGAACAATATTAGCACTATCCTCAATCGAACCTTCAAACTCAAAGCTAGACATAAAGGATTCATTTCCGATAATGTACTGGATTGGTAAGTTTTTCGGAGTCGTTAGTGTCAACTCTCCGAACTTGTCATACAAAACCAGCAATTCTCCACTTTGCACCAAGGTCTCATCCATGGCCTCTTGGATAATATCCAGAGCCTTCTTATCTTCCTTCAACTGAGGTGATAAGGTCACGGCTGGGGCTTTTAGTTCCCCGACCTTCAAGTCAAAATCTCCTGCGATTGCCGAGACGATTTGATTGACGTTTTTGTCCTTGGCAACAAAGTTGATATTGCGTAACAAGTACTTTATCTGGTCGTGGAAGGTCAAGGTTGTTTTGGTATCTTTTTCGTACTTGATTTTAGTCAAATAACCAAAGAATACCTCTTTATCATCTAGCTTGAAAGCGAGTGGAGAACCGTATTCAAAGGCTACTTTTGTAGAGTTGTACAAGCTAATCTCCACGCTCCAAGCTGACCCTTTTCTAGTTGTCTTGAACTCAACTTTTTCAGACACAGTTGCTAAATCCCATGTATCTCCAGTTTTATTGTTCTGATAGAATAATTGCATCATGGTATCACAAACTCCTGTCCAGGATAAATCCAATGAGGGTCTTTGATTTTGTCTTTGTTGGCTTCGTAAATTTCAGTATATCGGCTGCCATCTCCGTAAAATGTCTGAGCAATTCCCCAAAGAGTATCGCCACTCACAACCGTATGGCTTTTTTGAGCAGGTTTCTCAGTCGTAGGGCTACGTTCCTCCGTAGCTTTCGCCTGCGGTTTCTTTTTAGTAGCCTCAAGCGCTTGCTTGTCTTTGATAGTAACCTTCCGTGGTTTATGAGACCGATATTGTAAAAACTTAATCTTGTATATCAGGTCATTTTCATACCCTGTCTTGGTAGAGACATCGAACTGTTCCACTAGAAATTTCCCGTTAATGGCAGAACCAAAAGCACCCCCAATCATGAGTTGAATAGGAGTGCCTTCCGTCTTAAATTTACGAATAGATGATACAAAGGATTCTGGAGAAACACGGCTATTCCGTTGGTAGTTTCCATCGTATCTTCCACTAGGAATAAAGGATTCAAACTCAATCGATTGAAGCTCTGGATTTCCGACAAGCGGAACGTTACCAGTATCGATGATAGCGACTGTCTCAATTCCTTGTTTGTCCTCCAGTTTGATTTCTTCTGGATTCACTGGCAATTTAATGCCTTCAATAAATATAAACATCTGCTACCTCCTTCCTAGTAAGCCATAAGGCCGTCAGCGCCATTATTCAAAGCGTCTACAATGGTTGCATTCAAATCATCCAATACGTTGGCATACTGGCCAGCGTTGTTAATGGAGTCAATATTGGTAACAATCTCTGGTTTCAAGGTAATGAAATTCTGTTGCCACTTCATGGTCGCAACATCCTTAATCAATTTGATGTATTCATCGTCCAGTTTGATTTCATCTTCAATCTTGCCGACTTTGTCTAATTTACCACCAGTAGGGTTGTGACCACCGCCTCCGCCTTTTCCTCCGTCGCCTTGTCCAGGGGCTGAGCTTGCTGGGCTGAGTTCGTAAGGTGTTTTCCCTTGGTCACCCAAGAAATTGTTTCCTGCACCGTTGGCATCACCAGCTCCTTTGAAGAAACCACCGACTGCCTTATCGATACCTTTACCGATTTCATAGCCTTTATTAAAGGCTCCCATTCGGTCTCCAAGTTCAAGATAACCCAGTTGTGGAGTGTCAAGGTGCGGAGTTTCTAAACCAGCCTTGTGTTGTTTCAGACCATCTGCCAAGTGCAGACCTTCAAAGGTTTTTTTGACTGGTTTCTGCATACTATCAATTGCACCAGCGATATTTCCAGCGAAGTTACTTCTGGTTAGTGAGACTGAACCAACTGCTTTGACGTTCAACCCAAGGCCATTTAAGAACCCTATCATCTTGTTAAATCCACCAAGAACGGAGTTAATCATACCCTCAACTGCACCAATAACACTATTGACCATATTATCTACGAAACCTGCAATAGCGACAGCCATATCACGGCCGCCTTGAGCGATATCATACCAAGCGCTTTGAACTTGGAAAGACATCTCGTTCCATAAGTTAACTGCACCAGTAACAAACCAGTCGATAAAGTCTAAAATGCCTATCAAGATAGTTAAGATAGCCTGATAGAGGAACATCCAGAATGCTATTGCGGTATTCACATACCAAAAAACACCCTGCAACATCATATTAATCACCCAGATAGCTGCATTGACAATACTAAGAAGTATATTCCAAATAGTCATTCCTAGATAGAATATAGCCCCTATGATAATCCCTGTAGCTGATACGGCTGCACCAGTAAGGTTGTTAAACCATGCGACCAAGGCATAGAAGAGGCCGATAAGGATAATGACTGCCATTACAATCAACATGATTGGGTTCATTGCCATAACTGCATTAAAACCAGCCATTGCTGTTTTAGCCGCGTTGGTAGCAATACTAAATAGTTTAGTAGCGATTTCCGCTGCATTCATCGCAATTACATAAGTCCCTATAGCGAATGCCACAGCAATAATAATCGGTTGGATAACAGACCAGTTGTCAATGACAAATTGAGCAATCGGCGCCAACATACTCAAAACAGCCCCAATCATATCCATGGCAAAGATAACCGCTTGAACAACATATTGAAGCACCGTAGCTACAATCTGGGCAAATTGTTGGAATGCGGACGAGTTCACTATCTGATTAATCTTAATCGATATTGGTTCAAGCGCCTTGGTCACAAAGTTCAGGAAGTTCTGCCAAGCCCTGCCCCATGTCATTGGCATGTTGCGAAATTGTTGATCAATCGTATCGCTCGCTTCCAGCATGGCCGTTTTGACAATGTCGGCCGTAATCTTCCCGTCCGCCCCAAGTTTCTTAACCTCGCCACGGCTAACGCCTAGCTTGTTTGCAATAGCTTGGATTAATGCTGGTGAAGTTTCAGCCAGAGAACGCAACTCATCACCCTGCAACTTACCACTGGCCATAGCCTGAGTAAGCTGAAGCATGGCGCTTTTTTGTTCTTCAATACTTGCGCCACCGACTACAAAGGATTTGTTCATAGTTTCCAAAAAGGCAATTGTTTCGCCGTTGTTTTGGAAAACATCGCCAGCTTGCATCCTCATCTTAGCGACACCGTTTGCCATGGTTGTATAGGCCGAGCCTGTACGTTGTGCGGATGTATAGATAGACTTTTGTAGTTCCTCTGTCGTCTGCATACCGTCACGGATCATATCTAAACGAGCGTGCATATTAGCATACTCGTCTGACATACCTATAGCTTGTTTGGTAATTTTACCGACTGCAATACCAGCTAAAGCGGTCTTCAACAAACCTTTCAAAGATACTAACCTACTTAGTTTGTTAGAAGCGTTATTAGAGGCATTCCCTAAATCTCTTAGAGCCAGTTCTTCTTTTTTGAGCCCTGCAGCTGCTAGCGTTGCACTGTTGACAAACCTACCGTTAACATCAATGAGTCGCCCAGCTTTATTGACGAAATATTGGCCAGAATCACCAGCTTTTTTCATAGCGGACTCTTGGGCCTTCATAGTTTTGTCTATGCCAGAACCTGCGTTTTTAACACGCTCCATAGTCGCATAGATTTTATTCAAAGTGCCTGTGACTCTATCGGTCAAAGACATGGTTGTTTGTATATTTGCCAATAGAATCACCTCACTTCTTCATTCTTTTACGTTGTTTCGCCTCTTCGTGCATGACTGCAGCGAAAAAGGCTTTTTCTTCTACATCCATATTCACAAATTCACTAGGGCGAATGTAATAGTTTACGAGGGCGAAGTAGGCAAGTTTTGCCTCCGCGTCCTCTTTTATTAGTTTTTTGCCTCGTCAACCTTGTCTTGGAATGTTTGGTTGATACCGCTGAGTTCGGTCACAGCTTCCAAAATCAAGGCGCTTTCGCCCCAATTGAACATGGTACCGAATAGCTCAGAAGCTCCCATTGCTCCATAAGAATCTTGCAATTCTTTATCGTTAAGGTCAGGAACCACGATAGACGCAATACAGATTTCACGGTTATACTTAACACCGTCAAAGACACGCTCTTGGCGTCCGTTACGACCAGGCTTGTTGACAAAGCAACGGTCATTGATTAAGTCCGCTTCACGAGCGCTCAACACTCGAATTTTAACTGGTTCCTCAAAAGAAGGAAGCAAGACATCCTTAGTCTCTTCCCCTTTTTTATTTTGTTTTAAAAACGCTTGTAATCCACTCACCACTATTCCCTCCTTGTGTTAGTATTTAATTTCTTGGAATTCTGATAGGATATCAAAATCTTGGAATGTGAAGTCTGTTTCTTCGTCAATGACCTCATCTGCTGATCCATCTAGTTTAAAGATAAGTGATTCTTTGAACAGAACACCTTTCAAAACGATAGTATAGCGACCTGCGCGAGATGAACGGTCTTCATTGGTACACTTGATATCGATACGAGGCAAAATACCTTGCTTGACATAGTTTAAAGCCATCGCCTTTAATTCCGGGCGGTGGTAGTACATCTTCAATGAACCTGTACCTTCTGCACCGACAATCTTACCACCCTTCATACGAGAGTTGAGAGGGGTAACATCAGCTTTTGTGTATTCAATTTTTGCTTCTAGAGAGATAAGCTCTGCTAGTTCGTACTGCTTGTCATTGATTGTAAAGAAGACCGTTCCTTCTTTAGCAGACAAAGCATCTAATTGACTCATAATAGCCATTAGCTAGTTTCTCCTTTCTTAATCACAGATAACCGTCATGTACAAGATTTCCATAGCGTCCGTCAAGACAACTGGCAAGTTAACCACAACGGATTCTTTGGTAATACCTTGTGAAATTTCAATATCTTTCGCTTTATACTCCAAAGCCTGCTTTTGAGCAAGCGGGTCAAGAACCATTGTGATGATTCGTTGTTTAAACAACTCACGACCATTCACGTTGTTTGGCACTTTACCGATGAAGTAGTTCTCAAAGATATACTTGACATTGGTGTTGATATTATCCATGGTGCGGACCAGTTTGTTCTTACCAAAGATACGGCTGTGTTCTGCCGTATAGCTAGTAAATGAGTTCACATCTGACAGGATAATAACTTTTTCATTTCGATAAGCAAAGATAAGCTGACCTTTATTGATGAGCTTTTCAGCCTCTGCTTCGTTCTTACGCTCACAGTCGATAGCGCCTGGATAAGACTTGAATGTATTAGATTGCAAGCCAGCCCCTGCATACTTACCAGCTACGAAGTATACACAGTCCTTAGCGCTTAGTTTCGTACCATCACTTAATGTAACTCCGTTACCCACTGATACAACACCTTCATCGTCAGCGTCCGTGTAATCATTCAAGACTGCAATGACTAAACGACCAGCGTCACGCCACTTCTTGATATGAGCCGTAACAAGTGCTTTTGTTGCGCTTTCATCTGTACCCAAAGCCAAGACACGGAAGTCTTGTGTATCGAGTTTATTTAGAAAATCTTCAACCTCTGAATTGGTTGTAGCTCCATCGGTACCACCTTCAAGCAAGATTGTTTTATCTTCCGTTGTTAAAGTACCAGTCACATTCACATAGTCATTCTTAAATGGCAAAGCTGTGATGATCTGTTTATCAACTTCTTTTCCAAAGAAAACAGTAGTCACTTCAAAGCCAGTCTCGACTTGTTTCTTGAAGATAACATGGATATTATTACCAGCTAATCCTTTGTATTTAGCTGTAACGACCATATCGTTTTCAGTTTTCGTTGCCTGCACCCCAGTGCTGTTCACACCGTTGTAGACAAGAACCTTACCAGTTCCTTTCAAGGCTTCACGAATCGGAAGAAGTTCATCAATCGGTTTACCAAATAGTCGACGGAAGTTGCTTGTGCCGTCAACAAGGGTAAAAGCACCAGGCTCTCCCCAAGATCCAGCAATCATGACTGCTGCAATCGTATTGTCTTCCAAAGGAGTAATCACATCATCTCTTGATTCGAAATTGATGTAGGCCTTTGGAACTCGTTTATTCTGTACTGTCCATTGTGCCATTAGTTAGCCACACCCTTTCTCCAGTCTTCTAAAATGCGTCTTACTTCTGCTAGTGAGTATGACTGGTCGTCTTCCAGCAAAATGTTTAACAAAGTGGCATCATCTTCAAAATACTTGAGTAATGCCTCTTTACCAAATTTATCTTCAGTAGTTGTCACCACTGGTTCGGTTACATAACCTACTTCTTCATTCATTTCCATGAGAAGTTTCACCTATCCTTTCTAATATTTGCATTGTCGGTTCTTCTTCAACCCATCGAACGTATCGAGTGATTGTAAATGTGCATATCAAGTCATTCGCATTGTATTCCACCTTCAAATCATTAATAGGGTACTTATCCCCTAAATAACGAAAGGAAGGCGAATTAAACACCGTTTCAATCTCTTCAAACTTTTGATATAAGTCTGTTGTTTTTTCGGTGTAGTAATGCAGCAAGACAATAAAAGCCTGCTTATCGTTTTGGTTGGCCAACCGCTGCCGAGTCACAGGCTTCACATCTACAATAAAACAAGGTGTTTTCAATCCTTGCTGGATTTGTTCATCATACACCTTGCACCCAAACACATCTTTGAGTTGCTTGATGACGAGTGGTCTAATACTATAATCCACCTAGCTCCTCCTTTAGCCTCTCTTCGATTTGTTGCGTGATTTGTGGGATTTTCTGTTTAATCTGTTCTTCTGTCAGTCTCATCATGAAGCGTCCTTCTACCCAAGGATTGACCAAACGCTTACCAATTGCAGGGACATAACGCCCTACTTGTTGGCGGTGTCCACTTTCGACAAAAGAAGCATATTCCATAGGGTTGAATGCGATAACCTCGTACACATTCCCATTTTTGCTTACTTCTATCTTCCATGATTGATTTAGCTTACCTGTTAGGCCCTTTGGTGTTCGTTCCTTAACCTCTTTCAAAAAGGCTAGACCGATATCTTTAGCAGCCTGCATAAACTCAGAATCAATGATTGCCTGAGCTCGTTCAAGTCGTTTCAAGAAGTCTTGAACATCACTATCATCATAGCCACTCATGTCGTCTCACCACAATTTCTTGATGCGTGACATAAACCATCGGGTCTTCACTAGTCAGGTATTTAACACCGTCCACAATAAATTTACTACCAGCTTTGATAGCAAATTTAGGTGAACAGAAAATCTTATGTTCTGTCTTGAGTTGGTGCGCTTCGTTCTGTTCCGTATTCATTAAGTTACGAACAGAGAGACGACAGGGAACTTTCTCGTAGATTTCTTTGAACTCTACAAAGTCAGCTCCGTTGGGTTTCGTACCCTCGACAGTAGCAAACACATCCATCTTTTTATCATAGGTCCATTCAACACTTGGTGTTGCCTGAGATAAGACATCATTGATATTCATCCTACCACCTCAACTTTCTGAACCTCTGTAGCTGACTCGTAAAGTCTAACAAGACACTTTCAGCACGTCTGACAAGGTCTGACTTAGCCAATTCGACACGAGTATCTCCGACAGAAATATTCTTGCCTTGGACAGCTTGGTCAGGATTACAAACAACATAAACCATCTGAATGGCCACAAATCGCAACTCTAAAGGAAAATCCTCACGATTACAGTAGTTAAGAATGTTCTGCATGACTTCATCGACCACTAACTCTTCTAGATAGCATGTATAACGTTGTTCATACAAGTCAATCAAGGCTTGTCTAGCATCTTCATTATGCTTTTGGATTTCTTCCGATGTTCTCTTCTCCATCAGCAGAACCTCTCTTTCTACTTATCGTCTTTAGCGGATTTCTTAGCTAATTTGTCAAGCTCTGCTAGAGCTTGGTCACGTTCAGCAACTACTGCTCTGTACTCTTGAATAGTATAAGTACGTCCGCCTGTAGCAGATTCAACCACAGCGTACTCACCGTCACGAACTTCAACCACATCATAACCATCTTCCAAGAAGGTTACTTTTTCTAGTTCGTCGATATTCAATACACGATTGTCTTTCTTTACTGTTAACATTTTCTATCCTCCTTCTTTAAGGTGCGACGACAAATGCTAGGCCTTCGTGCTTAGTTTTGAATAGCAATACATCATCGTAAGATTGTTCATAGTACAAGTAGTTACCGCTTGAAGAAGCACTTGGTGCGTCAAGTCCTACAAATTCATATTTTTGTGGCGCTGCCATACATGGAATGTGAATCAAGAAGAAATGGATTTGTTTAGCAGTTGGGTCAACCTTAGCTCCATTTGTGAAGTTGTACAAGGTCTTCATACGGTCAGATGGGATAGATGGCTCAATTGTCACATCGTCCAAACGACCAATAGAACGGTCAATCACTGTGCCTTGGCCGTGGATATTGACTGTACGGCCAAATTGCTTGATGTTCTTGATCATGCGTTTAACTGCTGGCGTACAGAAAATAACACGACCTTCTGCTGGTACTCCAGCTTCGTCCATTTGTTCCATCAACTCATCAAATGTTGCGAGGAAGTTTTCCTCAGTCAAGTTCAATGACTTAATCTGTTTGCTTTCTGTATCAAGTGCTTTCTTACGTGAGAACAATTTAGATACCATGAATTTATCCATTTCTGGAACTTTTTCAGTATCGTTGAATGTTTTGGTAATGTTAGCGATTGAAGTAACATAGTTAGTTTCGTCAACATCTGACGGGTCTACTAGTGTTGACCAGTAACGCTCATTGGTCAATGTGTATGTTTCCCATTGGTTTTCATAGTTAGCGTCAATGTTCGTAATGGTGCGACGTGTACGGTCTTTACGTCCTTCTTTAATCAAAAGACGTGGCACTTTTACTTCTTTAGCTCCTGTGAATTTCAAGAGTGTATTGGATGGAGAGTTCCAAAGTTTTTGAGTGAATAACAATCCGTTTTCACTATAACGATTTTGCAAACCTTGTTGGTAAGCCTGTGCATAGTTTAATGTTGCTGGCATATCTGTTCCTCTTTTCTATTTTTTGATTATAGATCTGACGTAAACGCATTAATCATCTGCGTTGTCAGGTCGTTAGCAGCTGTTTCTTCTTGTGTTGTTCCTTGTGGCTTAGCACCAGCGATGTGTGGTTCTACAGCCTTTTCCGGAGCAAATAAAAAGCTTTTAGATTCCTTCAAAGCTGTCAACTGTTCATCTAATCCAGTCACTGCTCCGTTGTCACCTAATCCCAATTTAGACTTGTCTAGTAGACTAGACACGATTCCAGCGTCATGCACCTTACCACTCAACTGCATTTCAATAGCATGATCTAGTTGCATTGTCTTGAGTTGCTGTTCATGTTCCTTCTGTTGTGTCTTGTACTTGCTGTCCAAGTCTGAGTATTTTTGTTGTAGGTCAGCATTGCCCTCGGCGTCTTGTTTGAGCTGTTTCATGTCCTTATCACGCTCTCTCAACTGGTCTTGCAAGCCTTTGGCATTATCTTCTGCAGCAGACACCTTTGCTTGTAGATCCTGTGTTGATTTCCCATGTTCAGACATAACTGCTTCAACTTGTTCTTCAGTCAATCCTAACTGTTCCAAAAATTTACGATTCATTTCTTTTCCTCCTGTACGTTTGTTTAACGTGGCAACGACCACGACATTTTGGTAAAGTAAAAAAGCCTTTTAACGCCATGCTCAGGGCGAAAAGAAAACCGTACGGGATTCCATACGGTTAGAGCATAATTAAATAAATAGTAATCTAAAGGTTTCACGGCCTTTAGGTGTGATTAGAGTCTGTGTGCCAGACCATTGTGTTTTTTCGTTGAGTGTTTCCTTGACCTCAAACAAACCATCGTTTTTATTGGCTGTTGGTTGGAGCTTGCCTTTCTTATCTCGATAGATGTATTTTTTCTCCATCAAGAAGTCAATAAACTTACGTTCTTTGATTTTTAATTGTTTTGCTGTTTCTCGGAAGCTAGTCAGTAAGTTTCTATCTACTAGTTCATCGAAATAGTCTGCTTTTGGCTTCATGATGGTATTTTCAACGGAAAGTACAGCTTTTTCAGCTTCCAAGTGTTTAATGACTGCTTCTTTTTCTTTCAGTTGATTGCCAGCCATAAGGAGTAAGTCTGCTAAGGCTTGTTTGTTGTGTGTGATATTATAGGCTACTTGGTCAGTCATATAAGCGCCATGCTTACGAATAGAGGGCAGCACTTCGCTAGTGACCCAATCAGCAAATTTCTCTGCTTCTGGTTTGCGAGATTGAAAAACAAGTTTATAGAAATTCGCTTCGTTGATGAAGTTGGCTTGTTGAGTTCGTCCTAGACTGTCGATGATGTCACTAGTAGTGACGCCATCTTTATTTAATCTTTCAATCGTTTTACGAGGATTACTTAAATCTAGAATTTGGCAACAATCATTAAGATTAAAATAAATCTGATTATCGATAGTTGTCGTTCTTACTTCTCCGAATTGTTCATTTTTAAAAATTTGTAGTTCCATTTTTAGACCTCTTTCATATAATTGTCAATAATCGTACGATGCTCATCTTTAAGACTATCCAGCCTATACATGATAAGATTCAATACAGCGAATTGTGAGCTATGTTGAGCAATAAATTCATATAAGTCACACTGACTATCCCAATCTGGCTCTTTTGCTAGCCAATTGTGAATCAAATCCATACTCTCACGGATTTCTTCAACATAGTTTAGTAAATCTTCGTAACTGTCTAAAAGTTCAATTTTTGCCATTATAAAAACTCCTTTGCGGTATGACAAAGAAGCTCTTTTCTGATATAATGATTTCAGAAAGAGTTTCTTTCGAGTGATAACGTATAATCTCAACTTTGGCGAGGGAGGATTATGCGTTATTTTGTTTTCTCAGACTTAACAAGTTCAATCCCACGCATGACTACTTCAGTTTTGGTCATGCTTTTTTGTTTAGCAACCTGTTCAAGATTACTGAACTCTTCCTCAGTCAATCTCATTCTAAATTGACGAGATTTAGGATTTTCACTCTTAGGTCTTCCAGTCCGTGGACTCATTTCATCACCTACTTTCTGTTGCCACAACTATATAATATAATAGTGGTCACAAAAAGTCAAGAGGTTTTTTGAAAAAAATTAAAAATAAGAAAAGCACTTAGATTGCTCTAGGTGCTTTTTATTGTTAATAAGCAAAATCAAGTTTTGGTTTTATATCTTGATAAAGTTTTAAGATCTCAGGAGGAGTATCCTCACGGAAAATAAATTGTTTCTTTCCTGAAATAGTTTTATCGCCGACAATCCAGTGGCGGATTTGTTTTGTAAAAATCAAAACTTCTTTGCTAGGCATAGCCATTACTTCCATGATAATACCTCCTTGACTTTATTTAATAAATTTGGGTCTGTAACCTTATCTCCCAATACCCCGACTTCAGCAACTAACTCATTGATGTTGTCGTTGTAAAACGCAATAGCTGCATTATCGCTAATACTATAAAGATAATTATAGTCATGTTTCAATTGTTCCTTGACATATGACACTAATGGGGAATTCAATTCAGACATTGCTTGTTCGACATTATTATACCGCTTTTTGTTGGCTTTGTAAAATGCTTTAGCAGAATCCCAATGTTTTTTATGCGTTAATTCATGAACCATGGTATCTGTAATATTTTGAGCAGCAAAATAATTATCAGATAGAACTTTAGCAAATTCTATTTCTGAATGAAGAGCGTCACTCACAAATAAAATATCCTGCTTGTAATCATACCCAGCAAAACCAGGTAGTCTTGATTTTTTCAAAAAAACAACTGTTGGAGTTGGAAAATCATTTAATTCCTTAAGGCTTGATTGGACATTAAAAACAGTATCTCTGATTTTCTTTGTGTTATCTTGTACCCAAAAATCATACTCGGTTCCGCTAAGTTTTTTGGTATTCACTCGAATATCATCACCGACAACAAAAGAACGCTGTTTTGCCATTAAATCAATTGAACTCATATCCTGATTATACATCTTTTCCCCATCTTTCGCAAACAGTTTTTCTTTAATCGCTTCCCCTTCGCGCTCCCATCCTGCAAAGATTTCGTCCAAAGAACGTTGATCAGTGGCTAGTTTTACTGAGCTGTTGTTTTGCAAGATATTGAAGTAAGGACTAGGTTTATCAGACTTGACTGCAGGTCTGATAGTAGAACGGCAACGAACATGAAATGGCGGTGCGGTTCGACCTGGTTCATATTCCTTAACAGAATGAACCTCGTGATTTTCTAACCTGCAAATCTCACTTGTACGACTGTCTAAGACCGCTACAATTTCGTAGTGGTCACCGCCTAATTCCTTGATAGAATCTAGTGTCGCAAGGTTATTGTAAAAGGTCGTCTCAGTCCTAACAAGCGTATCAGCTCGATGATAGGCGACCCCTGTACGTTCAGAAAGAGCCCTAGCCATTCTATCAATAGACCAGCCACCTGTTAGACCTTTATTGATTGTATCGCTGATAGATTTATAAACAGCTGCATCGTGTCCCCACACATTTGTTGAGAATGTTTTACCACTCCAGTTACTAGCCATCTTATGCTTAACTGCATCTACACCTAATATTGGTTTCTCTATGATTCCAAAATGAGCCAAGTTCTTAGCTTGATGGATTTTACCTTTGATGTAGACGTCACTCAGAGCCTCTGTGACCTTGTCATGTATGCCCTCTGGCTTTCCATATAGTTCAGCCGTCAGACGCTCAATTTCGGCAAGCAAAGCCTCCTTGCGACTAATACGATGGCGATATCCCAAGGCGTCCAACAAAGGTGTCGGTGTGTCAGGATTTAAAGCCATCTCACGGAATCTTTCAAGAGTTACATTCTTAAACTCTCTACGCTCTTTATCTGTCAGATATTGCTTGGCCTCTGCGTGAGTCATTTTATTATCAACTGCATACCTGGCATAAAACTTCTCAATCTCAGAAACCAGCTGGTGTTTATAATCTGCTAAGGATTGACCAATCTGGGCCATATACCTATCAGCAACTATCTGAGCGTTTTGTTCCTGTTGTAAAGCACGCTCAGTCCAATACTCATCTATCTTTTTCTTGTTCTCGGTCGTCATGGTCATCCTCTACCTTTTTGAAATTAGTCTGAGAGTATGGATCTTGTCCTTGTTCCTGTTGTTCTTTCAATCGTTCCTCAACCTCTGGTTGATACCATGGGTGTTGTTCACGAACACTTAGGTCGTCTAAGATACCGATTGAGTTCACACAATCTTGAATGGCTTCAGACTCATTTGAAATGATGTCACGGTTAAAGACATAAGTAAATTTAGACGAGTCAAACGTTACTCCTTTGTTAGCTGCATACTGTTCTACAAACCAAAGGAATTGCTTGATACCTTTTTGGAACTCGTTTTCTAGCTCATTACAATCCAAATCAAGGTCTGTATAGCGCCATTTAAGAGCCTGACCACTTGCATTGCCTAGATTATCATCTTGGGTATCAATGGCTCGTGCAGCCTCATACAAGAACTTACGAGAGCGTTCGATATCTGCTTCAACTCCGCTAGTATCATTGTCTGCTTGTAGGGTATCCACACCTCCATCGCTAGAGACTTTGATAGAGCGGAACTTATTCAGATTATTCATGAACTCGCCCAAGTCTGCGCCCTGATAGTTTTTTAAAACATAAATCAGCTTCGGCATATCTGCTAACATATCAGCATTAGTAGACATTTGAAGTTGAATATTATCAATCAAAGACTTGGTTTGGACTAAAAGACCGTCCTCATACTCGTTGTAACGGAATGGAATCAGAGGCACTTTTTCCCAAGTATAAGGAATCCGTGTACCGTCTGCATTAACATAGTAAAAATTCCCCTTGGTTTCTTTAGATAGCGGATTGAGTTCGAGGTGTGAACCTGTCCAGATATAATCTGTAATTCCTTGTTCATCGTAGTATTCTACAAAGGTTTTAGTCTTCTTCACTCCGCTTTCATAAACTGCTTGTTTGTAGACACGTACAAAGGCCGATAATTCCAAATGACGCTCATCTTTCCAAAAAGGGATAATCTGTTCACTTGGGATTTTAAACAAGCGTAGACGGCCGTTCTCGTCGTAATAAGGCAAGCCATAGGCTATCCCTTTCATCACCGCCTCTTTACCGAGTGACTTGATGGTAGATAAAAGGTCCTCATCAAACACGCTATCTATAAAGGCTTGGGATTTTTCTCCCTCAAGCGAGATTGTCGGTTGTTTAGAAAACAAATAACCGACCTTCTGGTCTACCAACTTCTTAAACAAACCCAATTCGATCCTTGAGTTCGTCCGCCAGTCTACATCTACTTTTTTATTTCGAATAGCGGTGCGATTTCGATAGTAGTCGTAAGCCTCTTTCATCATGCTTACTTTCTCAGATGCCTGATGTTCCTTTATCTCAATCTCTAGTATTTCATTTTGGGTCGTATTCTTAATCAACAACCGCCTGATTAACCATTTAAACCAATTACTCAACATTTCTCCTTCTCCTACCAGAACGATATTCCTGGCTGTCTCATATCGTCTTCAAACGCATATCTTGTAGCGTCGATTGTATGATCATTTACTTCTTCTAGCTTGGGTTTGGGATTCCCATCACGGTCAACTGCATAGTCCGCACTTTCGAACTCTCGTGCAATGTTTGGTGTGCGTTCTGGATCTATCACAATCGCATCCAAATCATCTAACCAACGTTCTCCATACTCACGACTATCAGGACCTTTCTTAGCACCTTGAACAAGCGGAATATTCAGCTGCAGTTTTAACTCATCAATCGACTTAGGTTCTGCGCTATCACAGGTTATCATCTGAGATTGATAGCCTTTCTCACGGATTCTTTCAGCCAATTCACGGTTGCTAATCTTCACGCCATAAATCTCATCGATAGCATAGATAACACGTTTCTTCTTGTCGTAATGCCACCTTACAAAAGCCAGAGGGTCATTAGCATATCCAAAGTCATTCCCTTGCCGAATGTTATCGAACCTTGCTATCTCTTCATCTGTAATCTTGCGGAATACCAGATTTTCAAACGGTGCTACACCCGAACCGATAGCCTCGCCCAAATACTCCCAACGATAACGCTTCTCTGAACGCTCTCTCGTAGCCTCTGCTTCTTCTATAAAGGCTTGGGATATATATGGGTTGTCCAAGTAAGTTGAATGGTGTACGTGAGTATTAGGAGGCTGTATGACGCTTTCATATTTCTTATTCACCCAAGACTGTTTTCTTTTTGGTGGGTTGTAAGAGTAGAAGAACTTATAAAAAAGACCATCAGCCAATTCTCCACGTAGGAGTGAGTTGGTGATTGTCTTTACCTCATCTTCAGTTTTAAACTCAGCTAACTCCTCAATCCAGCCTATCGCAAATGGAAAGCGACTGTCTTTCAAGGACTTGATACGCTCTGGATCTTGCGCACCACGGAAGATAATATAATTCCCTCTTGGGATATAGGTTATCTTCAAAGGGGATTTATTTATCTTAAATAAATGACTGACCCCTTGCTCGCTAATCGCCCATTTCAATTGTTCATAGACCGATTGTTCTAAGGTATTATCCGTCTTACGAATACACACCGCATTGACCGGATAGCGCATAATCATTTGAATGATAGTGTGGCCTAGGTCGCTGGATTTGCCAGAACCACGCCCACCCTTTTCAACCACATGTAAGATTTTAGGGTCAAATGCTGCACGCCACATAGAATAAAAAGCCTTTGGGATAAATTCGCTCATTCTACGCTTCATCGCCAACTCCTATATCATCAACAAATTGAACAGCCGAAGACATCTCGATTTCTTTTCTCTCTAAATAAGCCCCGTTCACTCTGAATATGTGGTCTAGAGACCGCTGTCTTTCTTCAATCGTTGGAGTAAATTCATAAGTCGTTTCCGACACCTTTACACCTTCTTCATTCTTTACAGTTTTTTTAGAATACCCTTGTTGAGTTTCCCCTCTAGCAATACTAGCAGAGATTGCCAAGGCTTCTGTGATTGACATCGAACGTTCGTCAAAAAGTTCTTCAGTACGTTTTTTAATGTATTCAGAAATCTCAACATTTTTCAACAATCTTTGCCCTATGCTATATGCCGTTTTCTCTGAGTAACCCACCTTAATAGCGGATTGTGTTGCGTTTCTACTGATGATGTACTCATCAGCGAAGTGTTTCTGTTTATCGTTCATTTTCCATCACCACCTTTCAAATAATCAAAAAAAGGCACACGATGTGTGACCTTTTCCAGACCTCTCATAAGAACAGCAGGATTTGAACCTGCAACCAATCGGGTGAAAACCTACCGCTCTACCACTTGAGCTATGTCCTTACCACAAGGCGACTACTACCTTGCGTGTTAATTAGAAATCAATTTTCTGATTTATTTTTTGTAGTCTTTAATAACCTCTGAGGGAATCAAACCCTCTAGCTTATAACTTACCTAGGATATAAGTAGCTACGCATCCATGCGAGGTTCGGTCGCTTCTGCAACCATTTTTTAAGTTAATGAGTGATATATGAATGCTAAGCCTACCGCCTACCCCATTCTGGGACACAAACACTCAAACGGCGATGCCCGGAATCGAACCAAGGGAAACATAGGAGAGAAACCACTTGCCTGTCACCGCCAAAACGAGACCGAAGCCTCGAAAAAATATAATAAAGATAAAGGAGACGTCAATGAACGAAATAGAGGGAGGGACTCGAACCCTCAACGCCTTTACGACACCCTGATTTCAGGTAACCATCTACCAAATTCTGAGACCTCTCTTTTCAATTCTTGACACTACCATTCTAACAGATTTTTAGAACCGTGCTGTTCCAAAAAGTCCCATACGATCACTATGAGTTTAGATGACTTCTTCCAAAGCTAAGACCGCCTCATTTTTTAACCTGTAATAGGTTGTACGACTCATCTTCAAATCATAACAAACGCTATCAGCGGTGCCTTTGTTGATGTAAGTCATTCTTAATACCGCCCTGTGCTTGGGATTTTTAAGCCTGTTGATCATTCTACCTAATTCAAGTTTTCTGTTAATAACCTCTTTAGTATCCTGCTCTATAGCCTCTTTCATCACTCCCAACTGAGTATAGATATCATCAACTTTTCTAGTCTGTCCACCTTGGACTTTGACACCTGACCACTTAGGACTTGAGAGCAAACCTGCCTCAAGCTCATTGATTTCATCTATACGGCTTTGGATGTCCATGTCAAGGTCTTGTAATTCTTTCAATAGTTCTTTAGCCTTGTTCAATCTCTATCTCCTTTGTGATATAATAGTCTGTGCGATAACTATTAGCTGAGACAGAGAGTGCCTTGGCTTTTTTTAATGCTTAAATTCGTTGACCAGGGCCCGGANGTTCTTTCAATAGCTCTTTAGCCTTGTTCACTCTCTGTCTCCTTTGTGATATAATAATATTATTGAGATTATAGCTGAGGCAGAGAGTGCCTTGGCTTTTTTTCTTTTACAAAAGGCTCACTACAATCCACATTAGAGCCCCAAAAACAAGATACCAGTAAATAACTTTCCCCAGAACCTCCAACCAAGATTTTTCTGTATCACCTTTCGGATTTCCAGTAATCGCAGTAATCAGCAAGTCAATTCCGACAGCCTGCCAGAATGTTATTCTCTGGATTTCAAATGTTGCTGCAATGATGTTGTTCCAACCGTACTGAATGACTACTCCTGCGAGCCATAGACTGATAAATAAGGCTAGTATCATACCTAAGCAACCGCCTAACACTCGTGGTAAGGAATCTTTATTTTCGTTTTTCATCTATTACCTCCAAAATATCTTTATTTTCATAGATATTGCCGATTACGGCACTTTCTTTTAGCGTTTCTGGTTCAAATGGGCTTATTCTGTCTGGATCAGCAGCATTAATACATTCAACATAAAATCCTAGACCATCATGCAATATACCAAGTATATGACCGTTGTTCTTAGATGTTTCAAGGTATTTATAACTTCCGAATTTTACAATCATTTTTATACCTTGAATTTCAAGTATATCTCCCTCAAAGATTTCCTTGCCGTTCTTGTCCTTGAGTCCTGTTGATTGCATGAGTTCGATTTCGTCAGGATTGTAACAATAGATATCTCTATCGTCTGGTAAACCATTCTCAAAATAAACTTGTTGTGTCACTATTTCTTCGTTTTCGTAGTCAATAGCAAGAATGTCATCTGAAAAAAACATACGTTTTTCTGTTTTTATCCACGCTCTATATCTTGGTGTCATGTTAAATCCTCCTAAGCATTAACAACTGGAAAATGAATATCACCAATCACTAAAGAGCCTACGCTGTAATAATAGCCGTTATGCTCTGCTTCACAATTGGCAATAGCTACAGGGTTCTGATTATGGAAGATAGTTACTTTGTTTTTATAACCAGTTCCCCAATGGTCGGGGATTTCTTTCGGTTCTCCAATTTCAACATTAGTAATCACAGCGTCAAGTGATACATCTTGGAACTCCCCACCTGCTGAGGCACAGCAATCACTTTCAGACATTTCAATAGTGACCTTTGTGCCGTCTTCAAGTAGCAAAAAGTCCTTATCCCATTTCACAATACGCTTAAAGAGCAACAATTCTTTAAGCTCTTCCAACGACCCGTACCTTGCATTTTTCGAATCAGGCTCATAATAGTCTGGTAGTTTAATAGTTTCTGTCATAGTAATACCTCATCCCCAACTTTCACTTTTTCATACACGTCCTTCGTAACCACAAACACCCCGTAATCTCTGATAGTAATGGTATACAGCTTGCCATGCCGTCCTTTTTCGACGACTTTACCAAATATCTCCGCGCCTGCGTTATCCGCCTTATAGATAACCATCGGGCGCTTTTCTTCTAAATCTCGAATCCTGTCCATCTGCCAGATGTTTAATCCAGCAGATAGAAGAATCCAGATAGCTATGAATCGTTTCATATCTCCTCCTCAAAATAAAATTTGCCATCAAAAGGTTTAATTTCAATAATTCCATAATCTAAACCAAGTCTTGCTATGAATGGCTTGGTTATTCGTTCATGTAGCGTCATCATCTGTTCTCTAAATTCCTCTAGCAAAAAGGTGGATTTGTAGAAATTACATTGATAGCACGCTGGCATATAATTATCAAAATTATCTTCTCCACCCCGATAGTGAGGATGCAAATGATCTACTCTCAAGGTCTTTAAATCTAATTCCTTACCACAGTATGCACAGTGACCGCCGTACTTATCTAAAACTCTTTGTCTAGTTTTTTTAGATATGCTTTTCCGTTTCACATTACCACCTCATATATAAATATTTCGTATCAATATCTTGTTCTAAAATACAGTCCCTTAACGATCTCAAAACATCTAATGCCCCGTTGACTGTCCCCCATTTGTTTTCGGGTTCATATTGTACATATCTTTCAGGATGTCGTTCTAACTCAGCTATACCACGTTGAATATTTTCAAAAATATCAGCGATATTGTAAATGGTATCTTGGTCGAAATCCCAATCCATAGCCACCCTAAACATTTTTCCAAGATTGTAAGTTGGAGAACTATATTTAGGTTCATCGATACGGATATATTGTCCGTTTTCTATTTTTCCTAAAATTTCCAAATCGTAACTCATCACTCCACCTCCTCAATCTCAATCCCTGGGCAATCGAATACCCAGCCGAAGTTGGCTTCTTCTAGTTGTTTGCGGGTGAAT